TATATATGCAAGAGATTTTCCGTATGCTTCAAGACGGTGAAACATATCCCAGTCTTCCCATCCGTGTCCTGTTAATTGTTCGTCAAATCCCCGTACATTAACCATATCTTTTTTAAGACAAGCAAAGAAACATCCTGCAAAACAATTATTACTACCGGTAATGGCAAAGTCAGAGTCAGGGGCATTCGTATTATCAGGGTGTTCTGCATTCGTTAATTGTGCATAAGGATGCTGAATAATAGTAATTGGCCTATCAAAATTATCTTGACTTAACTTTTTGTAGATGCGTTCACCCATTGTCCATATTTGGGTAGCAATTGGGATAGAATAAAGATTTGATTCTAAGTGTTTTAAAAGAATTTCAAGTGTATCCTCTACATGAATAATCTCAGGATCACTAAAGACCAGAACACTACCTGTCGCCGCGCGGATACCAATATTTTTACCACGACAAGAAATATTAGAAGAAGTTTTCTTTTCTTTATAAGGGATATAAATATATTGCCAATCAATATCAGGGTAATTTTCTTTAAAAGAAAGAACCGTGAATTCTGTTCCGTCTGTACTCCCATCATCAACAATAATTATCTGATCTGGTTTGGTCGGCTTGGAGAGGATGGAATTAAGACCGTGGGATAATTGTTCTTGTCTATTAAAGCAGTTTATTATAAGTGATACACTCATGGTCGAGAAATAAGTTGACCCCACGGCTGATTTTTATTAGCTATTAACTTAGGGTGTATATCTTTGTATGTCCCGGCCTTTTTACTTTCTTGGATTTCAAGTTCTACTTCACCCAAATGCTGTGACTGAAAGTAATGCTCATTCATTAAAGATGCTTTGCCCCACTCATCCGGCGGAAGATGTGGATGCCATTGATGTAAAGCCTCCATTTTAGGACAAATATGTTGATTAATACCGTTGATTCTTAGGCGTGTACAAATCTGAATATCCTCCCACCCCCATGCACCAGGGAATCCTTCATCCCAGCCACCAATATCCATTAACCATTTTTTTTCATAAAGGGCAGCGAAAGTCGCTTGCATATTTTTAGTCTTACAATATCCACTAGGGTGATAGGAGCGTGGTTCAATCTGATAATCTTCTACAATCTCACTTTTTAAAGCTTCTATAGGATCAGTGATTAGCCCTGGATTAAAAACAGTATGCTCTTGGGCATGATAGATAACGCCGGCAGATATAATTTGTCTTTTATGCTTTTTATGTTCTTCAAGCATTTGCTTAATAATATCTGATACGAATATTAATTCCGGCTCTGAGGTAATAATAATATCCCCGATTGCCATTTTGATACCAATGTTACGACCCATAGAACAGATAGCGGGTTTAGGGTCATGGTTATAAACATATTTAATTGGCAGACGATCTTTAAAAGACTCACACACTTCAGGTGTATTATCAGTGCCACCATCTTGTAAAATGATAATCTCATCAGGGATAGTCAAATGGGTTAATCGGTCAAGAGAATTTCTTAGAAGTTCACCACGATTGAAAAGAGTTATCAAAAGTGTAGTCTTAGCCATATTTTTTAATAAATATATTAACGTCTTTCATCCACGGTATAGCTTCTTGAATTTCCTCTTCATCCCAATTCCACCATTCAATTTTCAATAATTTCTCTCTTATACGTCTTTCAAATCTGTAATACTTGTTTGTTGCAGGATTACCAGCAATAAAAGAATAAGGTTCTACATCTTTTGTCACTACAGATTTCGCACCGATAATTGATCCGTGTCCGATTACTACTCCTTCAAGAATACTAACATCGGTTGCTATCCATACGTCATTTTGTATTATCACTACTCCATTCATCGTGCTTGGAGGATAATCAACGTTCCACATTTCATGGAAGGGATATTGAGAAACAACTTCAGGATGTTCGATTGGAGGATGAGTACCGCTTAATATTTGTAGTCCTGAACCTATACTACAATATTTACCTATTGTTAGTTTTACGCCTTCATAGCAGTCAATTTTATTCGCTTGATCAGTACCTTCTCCGTAGGTGATCATTTTTTTAATAAAGGGAGATAGTATTTAACCAATCTTGCTTTGTATGAATGGTCTTTGTGGGCTATCTGGTAGTTGTCGCTAAGAGTTGCCGGATCCCCACGTCCCCAGACAATTTGTGTTTTATTACATCCCCAGATTTCATAGAAACGGTTGTTGTATGAGTCTGGTTTAATTCCTCGGCTATTTGCCATATCAAGATCTTCATTCTGTCTATGTAGGTTAAGGGCAAACTTAGTACCGTTTATGTATTTGACCATTTCTTCTTCACTAATATGCCCATGAATAACATGTTGGTTTTGATAACTATCAAGTCCCCTGTAGCCAACACCAACTAAAGTAAATATCTTGTCTTTGTATTCTTCGGCATGACTTTGTAGGAACTTAAGCCGTGATTCGTAGGCATTCCCAATAAAAGCAATATCTGATTTATATTCCCAAGAGACTTCTTGGGGTTTATGTACCTTAGGATTACAGGCATGGGGAATATATTGAATGACATTATCCTTTGATTCTTTTTCAAGTGCCTCTGCTGTTGCTTTATCTGAGGTAAAGATATAATAAAAATATGGCAAAAGATCAAAAGTCAGGTCTGACTCATAAGGATCCTCCATACTCCACAAGAGTTTGTGGCCCGATAGTTTTTGAATTACCTCAAGGTGTTCAAGTATTGATTTATTGGGATGAAAGAATATATGCATTGTCGGATGGAATGATTCAGAAGCTTGCTGAAGGTCTTGATAGTAACATTCTCTCCACTCTATCTGAAGCTCATCTAATGCGTCCTCAAGGTGATTCTTGAGATTTATTGCGAACCCATCCAAGTTAAAAAAAACTACGAGGCTTTTCATTCTAATATTTCAACAATTAATTCGTGTTTGCCTAGTTTTTTAATTATTCTAATTTCACTTACTTTTTTACCATTGGTTTTAATAGATACCGCCTGACGATCAGGTTTATCTTTTAATACTAAATGGTATTCCTCAATACCTGAACCAATATAGTGTTGTTTTATAGATTTACTTGACATCCGGTTTTTGTAAATGTAACTGGAGATTCCAACCAAATTCTAACAATTCCCAAATAACTTTAAACTTAGCTGTGATTCCATACTCTTCTCTGGCATCGGCAGTTGTAGGGTCGTCACAAAAATAATCAAAAGTTCTTCGGATGTAGCCTTTTATATGTGTTGGATCTTGCCAAAACGCATCGGTTCCTGCTCTAGGTGTTGAGATTTCCATAATTCCACCTGGAATTAGCACTTCATAACAATCATTCATTAAAGGGATAATAGTAGTTAAATGTTCGATAACCTGATGACAGCGAATACCCTCACAATTACGAACCTCTTTTTTAAGTTCTCCTGTATAATCTTTAGGCAAACCTTTGTTTAAATCGTAATGAATATCTGCTCCTTCACAAATATCAATATTTACATGACCAGGGGCCTTAGTATTATTTGTCCCTCCACCCAAATCAAGACGTGCCATTTTTCCAATTTAGAAACTTAAAGATTAAAAGAATTGTTAAATTGATTGCAGTAATCCAAATAGCTAGACCTTTCATTTTTTATTTACCTTTAACATAAATTCTTTTTTATTCTGATTCCATTCTTTAGGGGGTTCCCATCCAGTTATACCCCATGAGGCGTAGGTTTCGCGAGAAGCCTCGATGATTCCATAGTCTGGCTCGCGACTGTGAAAATGCTTTTCATTTAATCTATCTATATGATCTCTCATATCAGGGGGGAAACGGTCAGGAGGTGTTGGATGCCATTGGTGTTTACCTCGAGTACGATTATCATAACTAAATTTAGTATGTTTCTTCCAAAGCTTCAGGCCCATATCTCCATCTTCAAGTCCAATGTGGGTATCTATTGAGAAACCCATGACTGACCAGAATATATCCTTTGGAATACAAATATTACCCCCAAAGCAAGCTAGGCCATCGTGGACGGTGTCAAATGTTTGATCTACAGTTGTTTCTTCAAACTTCTTGTTACGGACATCTTGAATTTGAATCCTCTCATTCCCTTCTGCGTAGAAATCATAAGGCCCAATGATTACCCGATTAGGATCTGCTTCTAGATCCTCAATATAGTTTTGGAGTGCATTCAGGGGAAGAATGACATCTGAATCTACAAACACGAATGCTTGGCTTTCAGCAACTAAAGCCCCTAGGTTACGGGGGACTGAGGCATTCCAAGTATGGAGTTTAGGAACATTGTTAAATATATATTTGAGTCTACCTGTATCTCGGAAGGTATTAATCGCTGATTGAGTGTCGTCAGTTGAATTATCGTCTGAAATAATTACTTCGTACTCGTTTTTGTCTAATGATTGACTAAAGAGAGACTCGAGTACACTTTTGAGATTAAAGTATCGTGAGCGTGTTGGAATAATTACACTTAATTTCATGGTAATTTTTGTAAAACGACATGTAATTCTCGTCTATTTGGGAATAACCACTGAAGTCCTTGTGATGTTTCTGTAACCTCAATTTCTGGTGTCCAGTTATTTTTTAGTCGTCGCCACTTATTGATAACTTCCATTTCATAAGCATATTTATTTTCTGGTTCAAACCTACCAAAAGTTTCTTTACCAAAATAAGTATGATGAGCAGGATCATCTATTGCTGAATCAGCAGGGAATAATGGCACTATTATTTCCATTTCATGCTCTGGCATTAAAATGCGATAACATTCATTCATTATTTTTATAACGGTTGCCCAGTCAAAATGTTCTAATGTATGCCTACAAAATAAACGATCAACAGAATTATCGTTAGTAGGGTATGGGATTTGAGTTAAATCATAAACAATATCGGATTTGACAATATCTATCCCGGTATAACCATCAAGTTTATTAAAACCCGCTCCCAAGTCCAGTTTTGAACCATGTGGCCAATTAGGCATAATGCACCTTTCTGTGGTGGGAATCACAAAGCCATAAAACTTTTAATTGGTTTTCTTTAGCGTAACCAAGATAATGATGCCCCTGCACTTTTGTCTCACCGCATTCAATGCAAAAGTCCTTTTTTATATTGCCAACTTTTACATGATAAGTTAAGTTATAGTGTGCTTTACGCCTTTCCACATCTTTGTTTCTATAGGTGTATTTATATTCTGTTTTTTTCTCGGTGGTAATTCTTGATCGATATAATTTCGTTTTGTCTTTATTCCTTCTTTGCCAGGCTAATTTAGTAGGGTAAAGGCGTTTTTTATTGAGTTGATAATAAATCTTTCCTTTTTCTAAAATCTTTTCTCTATTTTTTAAATAATATTCACGATTAGCATTACCCATTGCGCCATCCTTTCAATGCTGCTTGCGCCCTGCCTGTATGAACCCAAATATCATCATATCTTGCCCGATTTGCTTGTTCATGTTTAAAACGGCCAGCATTTACTGATCCAAAGTGTTTATGAAAGATATGAGTGTTGCCTGTATACCAGACTTTATAACCTAACTCACGGGCTTTAAGTACAAAATCGGTATCCTCCCAGCCATTAATATATTCTTCGTCAAGTCCCCCAACTGCATCCCAAACCTCACGTTTAACCATCATACAAGCGGCAGTTACCGCAGGAACTGGTCGTACAGAGCGAACACGATCATCATTAACGGGAATTCCCGGTGAGATAGATGGTATTTCAAGGCCTAATTCATATGGTACATAGTCTTGGGTAAAACAAATACCTGCATGCTGGACTTTTTTGGGATTATCCATTGTGTAGATAAGACAACCTACTATACCAATTTTAGGATCACATTCAAAAGTATTAATCATTTCACTAATAAATCCCGGGGTAATACGGGTGTCATTATTTAAAAGTAAGAGATATTCACCCTTAGCAATTTTAGCTGCTTGATTATGTGCTTTAGAAAAACCTAAGTTATTTTTATTAACTTTAATAGTACATTCATATTGTGAAAGATAATTGCATGTCCCGTCACGAGAAGCATTATCAATTATAATTATCTCGCAATCTTTTTCCTCGGATAAAAGTGGCATTAATATTGCCAAATGCATTAAACCCCCGATAGTAGTTGGTATCATAATCGAAACCACTAAAATTCTCCTTTTCTTTCTAGATGACCGCAATTGGTACAGTAAATTATATATTGCTGAAACTCCCTATTGAGACATGATCCTTTGGTGGGTTGTTTTAACCCTTTAATGTAAGTTCTAGTATCTTCATAATGACTCAACTTCTCACTTTTTATTAATGTAAATTTTGAGTTGGAACAACAGTTCATTAAAAATAGACCTCCATTTCTAAGACCGGTAATACATTAGGATTATTTTTTTGAACAAAGAAACTGCTAAAACCTCCAAATTGTAAGGTAGGGAAGACTTGCTTCATAGCTTCTTCAATTTCCTTCTTAGGAATTCTAACCGGTTGCCAAGCATGACACTTAAGAACGATCTGATATGAAGACTTAGGCTTGTTTAATCTTTCATGGAAAGAGATTTTAGATTCTCCACCCTCAACCTGACGTTTTAAGTTTTTAACTAAATATTCTTTTTCTTTAAGCCAACGGTAAGGAAAGGTAAATGATATGTCAGGATTTGCCATTTTTAATTATTTGGTGGATCCGTGCAGGAGTAAGATTAAACAGTTTAGCAATCTGCCATGCAGAAACTTTGTCAACTAAATAAAGATCTAATATCCTTTTATCACGTTTTCTAATCTCAGCGTAAGACAGGGCCATATATTTATATAAAAGGATTTGATAAGAGTTTGTCAAGCATTTGCTTTTTAGGTTTAAAAGTATTCAATAAAAGTAATGGATGTACAAAAACATGTTAATGGTCGGCCTACTAAATATGATCAACAAATAACTATTGCTAAGATAGAAGAATATCTAATAACTACCGGCCGTGAACAAACAGAACTTCCAACAGTAGAAGGACTAGCAGATTATCTTGATGTAACAAGCGAAACGATAAGACAATGGTCAAAAACATATCCTGACTTTTCTTTGACATTAAAAAAGCTGGTAGATAAACAAAAAATACAACTGATGAATGATGGGATGTACGGAGGTAAAGAAGTAAATGCGGCGATGGCTATTTTTCTATTAAAAGCAAATCACGGATTAAGTGACGGATCACAAATTCTCCAACAATTTAATACAAATAACTTAGAGGTGAAATGGATAGATGGTTCAGAAATCAAATGAGGTTATTATCCCTTATAAACCCCTGCCTTACCAAAGGCAATTACATAACGATCCTCACCGCTTTAGAACAATAGTAGCAGGACGGCGTGTAGGTAAAACAACATTTGCAGTTAATGAACTAATTAAACTCTCCTTAACAAGAAAATTACCAATTCCATATTGGTATGTAGCACCTTTTTATCATCAAGCTAAAACTATTGCTTGGGATATGTTGCTTAAGTATGTACCACAACAGCTTTGGGCAAAGAAACCAAACGAAACAGAACTATCTATTAACTTAGTAACTGGTTCTAAATTAGTTTTAAAAGGTGCTGATAATCCCGTATCACTTGAAGGAATTGGTTTAGGAGCGTTAATAGTTGATGAGATATCTGCAATCTCCCACTGGCAAACACTTTGGCAAAATACGCTAAGGCCTATGCTTGGCGACTATGAATCTCCTAGTATCTTTATCTCTAAACCAAGAGGCTTTAATCATTTTTATGATCTTGCAATGCTAGGAGATCACAACCAAATAATTACCGAGAACTTAGGACAAGCAAATTTAGACAAAGATTTTATTACTTATCGCTTCCAAGCAGAACAAAATTGTAGAGAGCATAACGGGGGATATATACCGCATGATGAGATCGAGACAGCGAGACGACAATTAACGGAGGATGCATATAATCAAGAATATTTAGCATTATTTACCAGATTCTCAGGACTTATATTCAGAGAGTTTGAAATGACTCGCCATGTACATGAGTTTGCACATGAGTTTAACCAGCATGGTGACTATTACTTCGGCCAAGACTTTGCAGTTAGAGGTTTTACGGCAGGGATAGTAGGAGTGGTTAAACCGGATGGCCATGTATATATTCTTGATAACTACAAGAAAGAATCGGAAACTGCTCAAACACATATAGAGAATGAAAAACAGATGCTTAAAATATATGCGGATATTTCGAAGTATACAGGCTATGGAGATCCTTCAGGCTTTGCCAAGAATCAACAGAAGGGTGACATGATTTGGTCAATAGCCGATGAATATATTGAAGCAGGCTTACCGCTTGTTCCAGCTAATAATGAAGTAACGGCAGGTATTAACTTCGTAAGGCAATTATTTAAGAATAATATGATTCATATTCACCCACGATGCCAGCTTTTAATAGACGAACTATTACAATATCAATGGAAAGAAATGCCTGATAAACAAAAAGGTGTAATCGATGACCCTGAGAAAGTAAGAAAGGTAAATGATCATTTAGTAGACGCATTAAGATATATGTGTTACTCAAAACCAACAGCGCCTGAGCAGGAAGAAGCGAAACGAACTACTACTTTCCCTATTATATTTCCTCCGCCTCTTTATGTTGAAGATAGAAAGCCTAAAGAAGACGAAGATCAATTAACACCAGTTGACGTGGCATCGTATCTTGATTGACATTTACGTTTAATTTAATAAAGTAAGAATAATGGAGCTTGTAATTGTAATCCTTTCTAGCCTTATGGTAGTTATCGCTACTTTAGGTATTGTGTTTGGTTACTTGGTTATTCAACTTTTGACCAAACAGTTTACTAATCTTGAACAAAAACGTGAGTTAGAAAATCAACCACAAGTAATACAAGACCAATATACTCCCGAAAATGCCGATAATACCGTTCCTCTTGACCAGTGGACACCTGATTTTACTAAACCAGTTACTGTAACAAAACAAGACGAGGAAGACCAATATACTAATGCCGAAAGTCTGGGAAACTAATTATAAAATAATAAGTAATAATTGCTGGATTTGGACTGGCAAAATTATGGACAATGGCTATCCGAATATGGCTGCTTATAGGTATTTTTACAGAAAATATAAAGGTGAGATACCTAAAAACTGGCAAATAGATCATTTATGTCGGAATAAAATATGTGTAAACCCTTTGCATTTAGAAGCTGTTACAGCCCAAGAGAATATTCATAGAAGCAAAGTAACAAAACTTAATAATAAACAAATAGAAGAAATAAGAAATTTATATAGAACAAAACAATTGAATCAACCTAAAATAGCTCAACTATTTAGTATTCATCAATGTAATGTAAGTCGTATAGTTAATTATAGGAGATGGAATGCCTAAGATAAAAGATAAACCAAAAGAAGTTTCTTATGCCGCGCCCAAGAAAAAAGATATGGGAGATGCCGGTTATGAGCAATCGGGCGCATTACCACTTTCAACCTTAACAGGGTGGTATACATTTTCAGATGAAGCAGCCCGCAAAAAACATTGGGAATGGTTTGTAATCGATCAGTTCCTCAGAGGAAATCATAATGTCAGGGGTAATCCTAACGATAATACGGTAGTTGTTACTCAACGCTCCGACACCATTAACTATCCGATCAATAAAATATTTTCAACATTTCGTGCAGTCCGGGCGTTTGTAACAAGACATAAACCAACTATTGAAGTTGAACCTACAGAATCTACAGAAGGAGCCAGAACTTACGCAAGACGAGCACAAAAACTCCTAGATAGAGATAACCAACTCAATAACTTTAGAAGAATAAATAAAGAGTGGGTATATTATGGTGTTAAATATGGGATTGGATGGAGACAAATCGGTTATGATCCAAAGAAAAAGGTTGCTATACGCTGGACGGTAGATCCTTTTGATCTTTTAATAGGGTCAAAAACAGGGAAAGCAGAAGATGCTCCTTATCTTATTAAGACTTTTGTTAGAACAGTAGGATACATGAAACATCGTTTCCCTAAGGCTGAATCACTTATTATTCCTGATAATGAAATAGCTGCTGACGAATATAAGCGTTTGTCTTTACAAATTCTTTATCCCGCTACTTATTCTTCAGCCTTAACAGGTGACGAAGAAACCATGATTGGTAAGGAATGCTGGTATCGGATATTTAAACAGAATAAAAATGGTGGCTTTATTAATAAATGCACTTTCACCGATACTGGTATATTAGATTTTGAAGAAACACCTTATACGGAATACCCATTCATTGCATATGAATCGGAAACTACTCCCAATGAGCTTTTCCCCGAAGGACATATGAAGCATGTAATTTCACCACAAAGAATGTTGAATTTACTTGAAACCCAACTTTTAGAATACAACCATATAGTAAATAGGGGACGTTTTATAAAAGATAAGAACGCAGGGTTTAAAGTAATTTATGCTAAAGAAGGACAAATTATTGAAAAGAATCCCGGTAAACAAGTAACATCTTTAAGTCCGCCTCCGATTAATCCTGCTTTAATTCAACAGATAGGTCACGCTAATGATTATATTGAGGACATTGGTGGTCAACATGATGCATCCATGGGTACTACTCCTGCAAGGGTGACATCCGGCGCTGCGATTGAGGCGCTACAATTAGGAGATTCAAATAATATTAGTGACCTAAGGGATAATTTCGAAGACGCACTTGCTAAAGAAGCAGCGTGGATTCTTAAAATGTATTCACTTTTTGAAAAGGATGGTGTAGTTATGGACGAGGAGGTCGAAGATCAAAATAATCCCTCACAGATGAGCCCACAAAAGTTTGCCATTATTGGTCAGGAAGCATTGGGTAGGATGGGGAAAACTTTACCTGTTAATCCTGAAACAGAGCAAGAAGCATATTATATGGAAGATAATGGCGGGTATTGTGATGTATGTAATATTTTGCCCGATAATAATGTTAAGGTATCGGTAACGAGTGAACTTGGTGAAACCAAAGAGGCAAGAATGAACCTACTTTTTAAACTTGTAGAGGCTGGATTACCACTTAAATTTTTACTTGAAAATATTGAATTCCCAAATACTGAGGATGTATTTACGAGAATAGCTGATGAAGCTTTGGCTGATATGCAAATGGAACAATTAAAGGCTCAACAGACTCAACAAGCTCAAGTTCCACAAGGCATGCCTCCACAGGGCGCACCACCACAAGCACCACAGGAAATGCCACAAGGACCATTGCAAGAAGAATTACCACCACCACCTTTAAATGAATGAGCAACAAATATTTAGATCAAAGTCGAAAGAGAAAAGAATTTGCTAATCTTGAAACTCCACGAGTAATAGTTAAAAACCTTAAAGATATTCCTCAACCTGTTATTAAAGTTGAAACTACTAAAGTTATTATCGAAAAAGTCGACATAGAGCCACTCATTAAAAAACTAGAACAATTAACTACAGCCAACGGTGAAATTTACTTAACCAAAGTAGATGAGACCCCTTCCGGGAAAACTTACATTGGTGAAGCAGCCATTGGCTCACATGACATTGATCCCGTTTGGAGAATTAAACGTATTAATGACCAAGGGAACTTAACAACAATTAAATGGGCAAATGGTAATGGCAATTTTGATAATCAATGGAGTCAACGGATAACAATTGAATATATATAAATGGGTAAGGTTAGATTTGACAAGCTTTTAAATAAGCCCCTTCTACACGACCATCCCCACGACCACCCAAAAGTTCAAGGTGTAGGGTCAAGTGGTAGTGCAGGAGTTTCATCGCATGCTGATTTAACTAATGTAACGGCTAACCAACATCATGCTCAAGCACATAATCAAATAGATCATTCATCTGCAACAACCGAAATTGCCGATGTAGCATCAGCAGAAGCAGCAGGAACTTCAGAAACAACGCCAAGAGGTGATCACGTCCATGCTCATGGATCAGGATATTTACCTAATGCTCATCATAATCAAGCCCATGCTATTGACGGTGCGGATCATACAGGCGCTATCACTAGCGCTCAACATGGCACATTTGCATCTGGTGATTTACATCCTGAATATCAAACTCCGGCGGAACATACGGCGGTTGGTGATTCTTCACCACATCATGCGGCTGTTTCGCTTGCGGCTGATATTGACACGATATTGGGCTTATCGGTCCAACAACTTACGCTTGACTCCCAAAGTGCGAATCAAGTTTTTGCCGGTCCAACAACTGGCGGTGCGGCTGATCCAACTTTTAGATCAATGGTTTCTGCTGATTTACCGGCTTCGGTAGTAGAAACAACTGATGCTGATTGGATAGATTTAACTGACGCTGGTGCCACGACGCTACATAGTCATGCGGGGGGAAGCGGATATGCAACGATTGAAGATGAGGGCGTCGCACTTACCGCTCGTACAACACTTGATATTCGTGGACAGTATTTATCAGCGGTAGAGGATGCATTAAATACACAGACAGTTCTTCGATCAGGTTATGGAGTTCCTGATGCCATTGTTGATCGTGAGACGACGGAGCATTATTACGGTCTTGCGACTGGGAGTGCCGCTACGACTCTTGGAGATACTTTTGCACGCTGGACGACGAATCGTTGGTCTGATCTGGGTTGCATTGTCAAAGTTATTTCTGGTACGGGAACAGCAGGAGAAGAACGGACGATTTCGTCCAATACGGCGACTGCACTTACAATTTCTGCGCCGTGGACTGTCAATCCTGATGGTACGACTGTCTATGCTATTGGACCGGCGGATCGCCTTTCTAGCGCATCTGGGCTGGCCGTTGGCGCAACCCTCGATGATTCGGGGCAAGCTTGGGGTACGAATCAATATGCTCGATGCACCGTCATCATTTTTGGCGGTACGGGGGTAAATCAGGTTCGCACGATCTCCTCTAATACGGCAACCCAACTGACAGTATCCGCTGCTTGGACTACACAGCCGGATGCGACTTCGACCTACCTTATTCAATTCCCAGAGCCCGTTTACGTTCGGCTGAGAGACGCGGTTACGGCAGGTCATCGAAGCATTCTTGTTCGGCATCCCGGCGATACATCTGCGTTGACCATCGCAACTACTGACAACGTGAACGTCATTATCGGCGATGATGGCTCTGATGCCATTTTTCGGGTGGGGTTGACCTGCAACAAGAACGGAGTAGTCTTTGATTCAATCCAAATGGATGGTGTTAGTTTGGGTCTTGTAGGGATATCTGATATTGCCGTGGGTTGTCAGGTACGAAACGCCAGCGGGCGAATTAACATGGGTTCTGCCTCCTCCGGTAGTGCGATCCTCAACTGCGCCGCTGTTGCTGCCGGGAGCGGAGCAACCGCCCCGTTTGAGGTACGGGGAAGCAACCAGCGTGTCACCGCCTGCTTCGGGCAGTTACTCAGCAACCAGAATTTCATCAAAATATACAGTACCGCCGCGCAGTATTCTGTCATCGGCAATGCGAACGTCGCCAATGCAGAGTCGGGTTACATCATCGATGAGGCGAGCAATGCACTCGGAGGGGTCATTAGTGCGAACGTAGTAAGCGTTCCCCTATCAAATGCCTTAGGCGGAATCAACGCTCAGCTTCTCTCGAACATTGCCGGCAACTATATCAATTTCAACTCAGGAACTCCGGCAGCATCGACCTATAACGGCATCAACGTGTCTGGTCGTTGCGTCGTGGCAGGAAATTTAATCCGAACTGCGGTAGGGACAAATGCAACAATCCTCAACGCGATTAATGCTACAGGTTCGGGTAGTTCCATTGGGAACAACTTGTTGATCTTAAATGCCGCGCCCAACAACGCATCTGCTGTCTATACGGTAGTCTCGCTACCAGCGGGCTCGAGTCTCAATAACGTAGTCGGCAACTTGGGCTACGCGATTTCGGGTATTACGGCAGGAACTTGTTACCTTATAGGAGGAGCTTCTACCGACTTTACCGCCTTCGGAAATACTGGTATTGGTAGTGCTCCCTCCGTAGCTCCGTATCCGTGGCGACAGTTTCAGAGCCTCGGCGTCCTCAGCAATGCGTTCGGCAACACCGACCTCCCCGAATTGCAGATATTTGCTTACGACCGTTTTGAGGATTTTGACGACAATGCGATTCCAAACGATTGGGAGGAAATTGTCGTTGGAAGTGCTACTTATGGTGGGGGAGCAGCTGGAGGCCTCGTCACAGTCACTACGCTCGGAGTTGCTAACGACGATAGGGGGATTCGCTTCAATCAGGGTGTTGTTCAGGGGTCTGGGAAACGCCCTGGCACAGAAGCAAGGTTCAACCTAACTTCAGTAGCAGCTATCGAATATCGAATCGGTCTCGGAGATTACGCTGGGTGGGTGACGAATATGGCGCGGCCGACTGATGGTCTCTTTCTTGAACTAGATACCAGCCTCGATGCTAACTTTCATTTGATAATGAAGACTGGCGCAACCGTACAGGATATTGTTGTACAGACTCCCGCTACGACAGGAGTACATACGTTCGCCGCTTACTGCTCGCGAGGCAATCGGTTGACGGCCTACTTTGACGGCTCGTTCGTGGGGACTTATATCACAACCGGAATCTGGGCGGCAGCAAACCTCGTTTCCCCTGGTATCTATATCGAGACGTTGGCAAATGTGGTAAAAGCCGTGAGTGTGGACGTAGTACGATGGCGAAGCGATAGATAAAACATGATATAATATTTTTATGCCTACGATAACAATTACAATCTCAGACGAACTTTCAACAAGACTACGCACGGCTTACGGAACCCTTACCGCACTCCAAGATGCTACACGGGAACAGTGGCGACAACAGATACTTGAGACATACTTAAATGATATTAGAACCGCTGCATCAAAAACAGCACAGGCAAGTGTCGAATCTCAAGTTAAAACGGCAAAGGATGCATTAGAAGGATTATTATAGTACCACTTCGAAGAACCCCCAAAAAACATAAAAAGTAAAAGACTTGACAAATAGTTTACTTTCTATATTCTTAAATTAAGTCCTTGTATCTTTTCGTTAGCGCAGGTCGTACCTGTTAAAAACGAAACACAAGCAGAAAGGAGAATCACATGGACAATGATCTAAAAGATCAAGACGCACCTTTACAATCTAACCAAAAAGAGGAAACTCAAGAAGGAAAAGCTGACGCTTCAGATAAATTAACACCTGAACATCCACGCTTTAAGGAAGTTTTAGATAGAGCAAAAGTAGCTGAGGATAAAGCTGAAGATCTACAAACACAAATTGAAGATCTAAAAAGCCAGGTTAATCAAAGACAAGAGGAAACGGGTGACGAAGAACTAAATTCAGATGAATTATTAGCTCTTGATAAAATCGAGAAGGCCTTTAAGAAGCGTGGTTATGCAACTAAAAATGAAATTCAGGAGGATTTAAGAGTAGATCGAATGGCAACAGACTTTGAACGTCTTAGCCAAAAATATAATGGGGCAGATGGTACACCAAAATTTGAACCCGTTGAAGTTAAAGCATATGCTACAAAACATAATTTGGGAGATAACTTAGAGGTAGCTTACCGGGAAATGCATTGGCAAACTTTAATAAATCTTGAGGCTAAAAATCTGGGAAATGCACCTGAAGTTCCTGAAAGTGAAAAGCCGACAGGTGGAGAAGGTAAAAGTCCACAAGAATTAGATGTTTCAGAATTAGCAAAAACAGCAACAGATCCTGAATGGGAAGAACAACGCGAAAACATTTTAGCCTCCATTAAAGCAAAAGCAAAGTAATTCTCTTTTTAGTTAGGTTGTAGAGGAATAATCGTCGGAAAGTAGGTGATTCTTTTACATGCCACTAGGTACATTAGATATGACCATCACTACGGGTGATGTATTTTTGCCCGAAGTATGGTCTAGAGAAACTCAACGTGCAACAGAAGCCGCATTAGTTCTTGCAAATCTTGTTAAGAGATTTGATTCAGAATTAACTGACGGTGGAGATTTGCTTCGTGTCCCACTTGTTTCCAACTTAACCGCTAATTCTAAAGCTGCTAATACTCAAGTTACCTTGAATGCTCCAACTGAGACGGCGTTCACAATGAACATTAACCGTCACTTTGAAGCTTCGTATTTGGTTGAAGACCGATTGAAGGCTCAATCTAAATACAACTTGATGGAGCAGTACAGCGGTAAAGCAGGTTACGCTATTGGTCAGAGAATTGATACTGACGTAGCGGGACTCTACTCGGGTCTTTCTCAAACAGTTGGTAATGCAACAACCGATATAACTGACGCTAATATTGTTAGGGCTATTCAGTATCTTGATGATGCTGATGCGCCTCAAACAGAACGATATTTTGTCATTAAGCCGGCGGGATTAGCCCATATCCGGCAGATTGATAAGTTCTCCCGTTTTGATGCACTTGGAATAGTTCCAAGCGTTCAAACATCAGGAGGATTAGCAAACGGCGGATCAGTTGTTAGACGTATTGGGCCAAATGGATTTGTAGGTACTATCTACAATCTTGAGACTTACATGTCGACCAACTTGACTGAGGAGTCAGGAACTTCTGACACGATACATAACCTTTTGTTTCATAAGGAAGCATTTGCGTTAGGTATGCAGCTTAAACCTCGAATGCAATTTCAGTACAAACAGGAATACTTAGGTACTCTTGCAACTACGGATGCGCTATGGGGCTTTGCCGAATACCGTTGGGATTATAGCATGGCGGTATTAAAACTTCGAGAATTCGGTGAACACCTTAACAAAATTAAGACAATACCGAGCCGAGCCTTTAAGAAATTAAAGGAAGGTGTAGAGACTATGCACGAAGCAACCAGAAAGGTTGAAGATATAGTCCGGTCTATATGGCGACATATAGAGTTAGGCAGAAATGACCTAACCTTAGCTTATAGCTAAAGTAACAAAATGGATGCTTTTGGAGTAGATTTTAGATCCGACGACGAATAATCGTTGAGATTTATCTACAACAAAACTAATTAACCCTCCTGATCAGAGGGTTTTTTAGTGGTTTGCATTGTGGGGCTTTGCGTGATATAATATGACCATGAATGATACACTGAATGTAAGTGCACAGCATTATCAAAGAGCCCATTTATGGGCAAGAGCAACTATTAAGAAACCGAAAAAATGTGTGCGTTGTAATGAAGAAAAACCATTAGATTTATCTAATAATAGTGGCTTTTACTTATTAGAAGAAAGTGACTGGGAGCCTATTTGTCGCCGTTGTCATGTTCTTAAAGATGGCTTAGGACAAAACCTAGTAATTCTAAATAAACAAAGAACTACATTAACTGAAGCACATAAAAAGAATATTGGGTTAGCTAATGCTATCGCCTTGAAAGGGAATATTCCTTGGAATAGGGATAAATTTGGTTATACAACTAAACCATCTTCGGATATTAAAAAACAACGTATTAGTCAAGCTAATAAGGGTCAAGTTCCGTGGAATAAAAACAAACATGGGGTTCAAGAATACTCTAATGAACGTATGGAAAAACTATGGTCAGCCCGACGTGGCAAACCCTCTTGGAACAAAGGCTTGAAATTTACCTCTTAATTGTTATATTTAAGGTGTGAATTGTACACACCCACGCCAAACTTATATTAATAGCCAATGGTATTGTCGTGACTGTGACTCATATCAAGCCGAAAAAAGACGTAGACCACTAACTGCCTGGGAAAAACAAAAGTTAGTATTTTACAAAAGTGATAAAAAGTGGCAAGATCATATTAGATCAAGGAAAATAGTTATGATTAATGGTAAAAAAGAAGTTGTTGTTGGCAGTAACATTATACCAATCCAACCAAAAGAACTGTGGCCAAAACTAAAAGAACATGCCTAAAGTATTGGAAAGAAAGTTGAAAGCCCAAGCAAAGAAAAAAGGATTTATGGGTAAACGGGCAGACGCTTATGTTTATGGGAGTCTTCAAAAATTTACATCATGGAAACCCAAAAAAAGGCGGTGAGACAAGATGCCATATAAAAAAATTGGAACAACTATTCGAAACGCTGCGGGGACCATACTAGAAAGGAAAACTTACGAAGATCTTTCTGGTCATACTTTAAGAAAAATTCCAGGTGGTACTTTATTGACTACACGTGGCGAACGTGGAAAGTTTAGAGGAGCCGAAGTCCAAGTTGGTAAGGGCAAAGTTCATATAGGTGCTGGCTTTGATATAAAAAGAAAATCCGGCGGTGCTGATGTAACTACTGGTAAGGTTTTTCATGGTGGTGCTGATGTTGATATTAGAAAGAAAAGAATTCGAACGAATATTCAAGTAGGGGAAAAACGAAAAGTATTTAAACTTGGGCGGTGATGTAATATTCCACATAAAGGATCATACAAAGGTAAGACATCTAAAGTACCAAAGAAACTTAGAGGTACTAAAAAAGGGCACAAGATGGCTATGAGAGGTAAATATTAGAAAGCTGGTGATAATAAATGTCATATAGGGGAACAACTATACGTGATACAGCGGGGACTATTAAAAATATGTTTACTAAAAAAAAGAAATCACTTAAACCTGTAAAATCTATAAGGCGAGGAACGATAGCTGATTTACCAAGAGTTCTTAAAGAACGGCAAAAACTATTAAGTGAATATTAATGCTTACCGCCATATGTCTTCCATCTAGGGGACTTGTTTTCTCACGTTGTATGCAATCTGTAATAGAAGGCATGCAAGCCTTGAATTCTTTAGGAGTTGCAACTAAATATTTTGCTTCTCATAATTTACCCATTCCCGATTGTCATAATTTTGTAGTTGAGGCGGCAATGGCTGATAAATCAGTTTCAAAGATTATGATAGTTGAGGAGGATATGTATGCTGATTCACAAACCTTTGTTGCTGTGGCAACGGCAGACAACCCAATTACAATTGTCAACTATAATGATCGCAATGGTATGACTCATGGTATCATGCATGTAAATGAAGAAGGCGAGATCTTATGGTCGGGCCTCGGGCTCATTGCTATTAAGCGCGAGGTCTTTGAAACTTTGGGGCGACCATACTTCCGTACCGATCATCGGTATAAAAACAAAAAAAGATACGTTGCCAATGGAAAATCAGTTACGGACTTCGAGGCAATTGAACCCCGTGAAATTTACAATGAAGAAACTAAACAAATTGATAAGGTTCTTGACCCGTACGTTTACGGAGGATTAGATGTCGATTTTTATACAAGAATTCGTAAAGCAGGATATAAGCCAGTTTGTTTAGAAAACTATCGGGCTAGTCAATTTGAACTTATTACTTTGGGTGAAAAATATAATAACAATGGTGTACACAGTATTAAGCAAGTATAAGACTTGACATTAAGTGAGAATTTAATAACATAAAATAAATGGCAAAAAGTTCAGTTCTTGGTGTACAAATTCCCCCTAATCAAGCACTTTCCGGTGCAATTGACCTTGGTAGTCATGGCTTAGTTGCAATTGAAATGCCTGAAGGATGGGCGGGAACAGTAATTACTTTCCAGTGTAAGGCCGAAAGATCAGCAACATCCGCTGAATCAACAGAAGATTGGGATGATGTTTATGATTCAGGAGGAACTGAAGTTAATTGGACAGTTGCCGCAAATCGTGTTGTTACGCCGACAGCCGCTCATGCTGCTGCTATAGCACCGCTTAGATTTATAAGAATTAGATCAGGTACGGCAGCAGCCCCAACAAATCAGAATCCCGCAAGAGAACTTCGCCTCATTGTTAAAGAAGGACAATAATTGACATTTAGCTAATTTTTAATAAGCTAAAGTCATGAGTTCCAATAACCCGTCAGTTACTGCTTCCGATATAATCACCGACGTAGAAGCAAGACTCGCAACACCCGGTATTTCAACCGCTACTTATCTTCCTTGGATTTCTTATGCTTATCAAAGAACTTATCAAGCACTTGCCAATACAAATCAACAAACAAAAGAAGAACTTTTTGGTGTTGCCGGAACAATATCACTTACACAAAGCACACTTGAACATTCTATAACAGGATCAATTCCAAGATTCGGTGGAATAATTGAGGTCGCCATTAAGTATGGTGCTAGTGGTGATACAAGAAACAAAGCAAAAAGAATGAGGACTAAGGCTTTTTGGGATAATATCGATAATGTTTCAACTTCGTATCGTTCTAAAACCGAACCGCTTTACTATATACAAGGCGGGTCTATCGGAATTATCCCTGTACCGCCAGAAGCAGGAGCAATTGCATATATTGATTTCGTACAACGACCATATCAGTTAACGGCAGGGACTGATGTAATTGACATTCCTTACAGATTTCAATATCCGGTTGTTAATTATGTCCAGGCTAAAGCGATTGAGGCTACAAACGAGGATTATTCTCAAGGTGAAATTACCGAACGTAAGTTCCTACGGGAACTTGAAGAGGTTGCTATTGCAGCTGAAAGTGAAATGACAGAAAACGATGGTATTAATGCAGTTGAAATATCGGCAAATAGTCCGCTGGTAGGCGATCCTATGCGATTTTGATGGCAATACCGACAAGAACACAAATTGCAAATAAGATAGATAATTTAATTGCTGATCCGACAAAGAATCGGGAAGATTTTTATGGTGCAATATCAAGTTGGCTTGATGGTCAAAGTTGTCCGACTGAAGATAAGGAGAAAATTTTGGACGACTTAGAGTCGTACCCGAATTATTGACGTGTTAGTAAATCCGCTCCGCTCTTTTGAACACTCCAAGTTTTTTTCAATGATCGATAGAGACGACGGACAAGTCATTCCTAATTTTTATGGTCAAAATGTAGAGAATTTCATAATTAGAAATTCCGGTGAAATAGAAATGCGTAAAGGCTTAACCGCCCGTGGTGCTTCACCTGCACAAACTAACTTGGGTGCAACTGTTCTTTATAAAGCAAATGGTACTAAAAAATTACTGAGAGTTACAAATGGTGCGGCAAATGCCGCTAAGTTTCAGCATTCTGACGATGGTGTTACTTGGACGGATGTTTCAGGTGGCGGATCAAGAACAACAAATTTAACTTGGAATTTTGTTCAAGCTAATGACAATATTTATGGTGTTAATGGGACTGATCTTGCTATCAAGTACAGTGGTAGTGCAATAACTACAATTGCCGCGATTCCTATTGGTACTGCACTTGAATGGTGGCGTAACTTTCTTTGGGTAATTGGAGTTAGTGCAACACCTGATAGACTTTATTTTTCAAATGCGGCTGATCCTGAGACTTATGGAGGCTCTGATTTTATCAACGTCAATTTAGGTGACTATTCAAAAGGGGTTGGCTTAAAAGGAGTTGGTGGGGCTACAGGGCGTCTTTTTGTAGGGAAGGAACGATCATGGTGGTATGTAACGGGGACGTCCTCATCAAACTTTGTTTTAACGGGATTAACCTATGAGTTTGGTTGTGCTTCACATGAAGCAATAATTCAGGTTAAAAATGATGTATGGGTTGTTGATTTAGAAGGAAATATCCGCTCGCTTTATAGAACCGTTGAGGATACACCGTTTGGAGGATTACGTTCCGCCAGTATCCAAGCAACAATTGCAGGATTAAATCGTGTGCAAATTCGTAAATCGTCATCAGTCTATATTGATAAATTTGTTATGTTTTTTATCCCTAATGGTGTTGATGATTATAATTCAATAGTTTTGGTTTGGGATACTTTAGCCAATGATGATCATGGTGGTTGGACTAAGTTTACTAATTGGAATATTGCACGAGCTACTATTTTTCAAGAAAGTGGCGATCAAAAACTTTTTCTTTTTGATGCAAGAACCGGTAATGGACAAGTTTATGAATGGATTGGAACAAGTGATAATGGCCAATCGATAACCTCAAAATATGAATCTAAAATTTATGACTTAGGAGCTCCCGATCAGGAAAAACGATTCAGATTTTCTCATCAATTTGCACCTGTTATTGGTAATCATAATATTCAGTATTACGCTTCGATTGACCGATTCTACTATGTAAAACTTGCCGATATTAATTTGTCGGGAACAGGAAATAAAAAATTAGGCGTTGACTGGATACTTGGAGTAGATAAGTTGGGCTCTGGCGGATTTGTCAAATGGCCTATACCTTTTTCAAACTACGGCGGAGATACTGATGGCACTACAGTGCAAATTAAAGTTGAGGCAGTATCGTCAATAATTAAGTTAAAGATTCGTTCTTTTACGATTCATTACCGTGTTAGAGGATTAAGAAAGGCAGTTACACCTTGACGTATATATGATAATTGTTAATTTGAAATAAATGGGTAGTATAACTTTAAGCACATCATTTGTAGACGGTACAGTTCCTACAGCTGCACAATTTAACGGAAATTTTAATACTATTGTTAATGAATTTAACGGCTCGATTTCTAATGCCAATATTTCCTCAGGTGCCGCTATTGCCGAATCAAAAGTAGCTTTTAATACTTCTACAGGACATGCACATAATGGAACTGATGCTAAATTAATTGCAGTTAATCGTGCTTTTGCATGGTATGTAGAAGGTAATTTAGTAACTGGAACGAACTTTGGCCCACGTTATGTAGCACCTCAAGCATTAACGCTTGTTAAATGCTGGTTAATTGTTAGAACCGCACCCACGGGGGCTGCAATATTAATAGATCTTAATAAAAATGGTTCAACAATCTGGTCAACACAAGCAAATCGGGCAACTATTGCTGCTGCCGCTACTTCTGGTAATACTACTACTTTTAATACTACCGCTCTTGCCGCAGGTGATTATCTTGACTTAGATATTGACCAAGTAGGATCAACTGTAGCTGGCGTTGACCTAACGGTTGTCCTTGAGTGCAGCCAGCCTTGATCTATGTTAAATACACATTCGTTAGATTTAGAAGCTGGAAGTTCTCAATACGCACAAAGAGCAGATAATGCAAATCTGTCTATTCTTAGTGATTTATCAATAGAAACGTGGATTAAGTTAGAAAGTGCTCCTGCTACTCCTTATGATATTGTTTCCAAATATGATTCGGGATTAAATAAAAGATCCTACCGTTTTGCATTCCATACTGATAGTAAGTTGTCTTTTGTTGTATCTAATGATGGTACAAGCAAAACCGCAAAGTTTAGCACCACTGCTTTTTCTACCAGTACGTGGACTCATGCTGCCGTTACCTATAATGCTGGTGCTGGGACTTGTGCTTTTTATTTGAATGGGGTTGCGGATGGAACTGGATCTTCATTAGACACCTCAATTCACGACAATGATACGGATTTTATAATCGGTGCTGAAAAAGATAGTGGAGTAGCACAGTTTTTTTTGGATGGATTAACTGAGGATGTCCGTCTTTGGAATGATATCAGAACAGCACAAGAAATAGCCGCTTTTTACAATAAACAATTAAGAGGAAATGAAACTAATCTTGTTGGTTATTGGAAATTAAATAATAGTTATGTAGACGAGACTACTAATGCACAAACTTTAACAGCAATTGGATCCCCCGTATTCTCAACTGATGTTCCTTTTGTGGGTAGAAGTTTTTCAGGGAGTTTAATTTAATATGGCAATTACACCTGGTTCATACATTCCACAAAACTTATCACAAGGTGAAAGACAGGAACTATGGGATTACTTTGGGCATAGCGGCCAAGCGCCAGTGGGATATGGTGGAGAAGGTGGTGGCGGTGGTGGGGTACCTAGTTTTTCTTTTGACTATGAAGCGGAAGCACAAAAAGCTTATGGAGAATTAGGACCGTATTACGATCGTATACTTAAAGAATCTAGGGGTGATTTAAACTTAGCACTTGCAAGATTAAGTGAAGATTACGAACGGGGCGCAAGATTTAAGCGTGAGGATACGGGTGTTGCCAGACAAGCACTTGCAACACAAGAGGAGCGGGGAAAAGAAGATATAGTTTCTAATGCATTGGCAAGGGGGCTATACCAAAAGTCAGCCTTTGAAACGCCTACACAACAAGCACAACCTACAGGGTTTGGTATTCCTGATGTTAATTTGGCAAGACTGGAACAGGATATCGGTGTTAGGAAACAAGGTATTGAAACAGACCTTTCAAGATATCTTGAAACAACTGGTGTAGGGAAAGCAAGAAAAGAATTTGATTTACCTGAACAACAAAGGCGGGATGAATTTGAAGCAGAACAAAGACGAAGAAAAGAAGCTGGAGAACTATCTAATCTTAGGGGCGATCGTGCCTATCAGAAATTTGTAGCAGGAGCGGGACTAACTTAATATGGCGAATTTTTCAATCAACGATTTAACAAGCGTATTGGAGAAATCAAATCTTCCTTTTGGTGATAGTGCTTCTATGCAACAGTCAGCAGCAATTGGAGGACGGCAGGCAATATCCGGTGCAGCTTATGGACAAGACACACAACTTGCAGGACTTAAAAGTAACTACGAAAGTCAGCTTGCACAAATTGCCAGTATGGATCAAAAGCTGGCAACAAGCTATGGTGGTCAACAATCAAATCTTTTTATTGAACACCCCTTGGCTCGTGAAAGAATAATTGCCGGTGGCCCGGCAAGAACCGGTTATCAAGAAACAAGACGAATTGCAGGGAAGTATCGTCAGCGACAAGGAGATATTGAGGATCAAATTGATGAGGCATTAAAGATTTATAAAGAACTAGCCAAAGAACAAGCCGATAGTGAAAAGATTACTAAGAAAGTTACCAAAGGAACAAAAGCAAAAGGTAAGGGGGGCGGAACTATTTCACTTGGCAGATTAACAAAACGGGAAAGACAAGCAGGATTTAAGGACGCTAAGGCCGCTCAGTATTGGACTGAAGTTATGCCTGAGAAAGGGAAAGAATTCTGGGTTTCTGACATTTTGCAGGATGCAATTAGAATTCCAAGGGACGGTTTTACAATTAAAGATGTAAATGAATCAAAAAGATTTTATGAAGATAAATATTTAGGGGCAAAAGAGAGAGCTAAGGCTAAGGCAAAGACAACAAAACCAAAAACTAAATCAGTATTTGAAAGTCTATAAATAGGGAAGTTTATGACATGCCAAACCTTCTTACTCAGTTTAAACAAAAGTTTCAAAATACCGCAGATCAGTTTTGGCGATCTAAGTTTGCCCAGAAACTAGGAACTGCCCAACGGTTTGTCGAGAAACCTCCTCAGTTTAAATTTGCTCCCGATAAACCAAAGACCGTTGGAGGTTTTGCTAAGACTGTCGCACAAGATTTTTTAAACATACCTTCTCGTTCTCTTCAAGCAGGAGCTAGAATTCCTACTTCAAGAACACCACAACAATTACTTGGAAATATTGCGGGTGCAGCAGAATTACCAATAACCTTAGCTACATTTGGTGCAGGTGGACAACTTGCCGGACAAGCAGGTAAGGTTGGACTTGGACAACTCGCAAGACAAGGTGCAATCACGGGTGCTAAATATGGAGGAGGATTCGGGGCATTACGAGGAGTGTCAGAAGCACGGGAAGCTCCAACTTTTAGACAACAATTTACAGAGGCAGGAAAACAAGGATTGATGGGAGCAGCGACAGGTGCGGCTTTTGGCGCAGCGGTTCCTGTGATTGCCAGAGGAGTTCAAGTAGCCGGTAAACAACTTCTAAAGCCATTATTTCAATCAGGATTTGCGAAAATACCGGGACAACAGCCCAGAATACTTTATCGTGCTGTTGATAGTACAAATAAGCAAAGTGTTTTAGGTAAAGGTACTTATGGTGCATTTAATAAAGAAAATGTGGCCCGTTATGGTAAAGACATTCGGCCCTTTGCCATTGATCATCGGGCTAAACTCTTAGATCTTTCCGATCCTAGCCAAGAGTCACTTTTTACAACCAAAGCAATTGATAATAATATGAAAAAGTTCATGAACTATTCCCGTAAGTTTTCAGAAGGAGAAGCTATTGGAAGAATAAAGACTGAACATGCAATAGGTCTAGGTTATCAAGGGATTGTTGGTGACGATAAAGCATTCGGGACGGTTATATTCGATAGCAAATTATTGAGGCCTTTAAAGGTTGAATCGGGTGCCTTAACTTCAGAAAGACTATTAAAAACATTGCGCCCTACACCCGGATTTGAGTCGGGGAAACAGGGCCAAGGGTTATTAAAAGAAGGTTTTATTCGTTCAGGGCCAGAATCGAAAAAACCTGTTGCCGCACCACCCGGATCATTTGAAGAAGCTGCACAGCATGTTGGCTCAAGAGTGGGGCCACCAGCCAAGGGCAGTAAGCTAGTTAAATCACAAGAGGTACTTCAAGAATTAAAACAAAAATTAGTTGATTCGTTTTCACCAATTGAAGATACTATTAACGCTATTGAAAAGAAAGGTAAATTTGTTCTTCTCCCAACTGCTGATCCCCGACTTTTAAGAAACAGAGTTTTAGGATCACAGGGTATTGCAAGTGAGATGATTAAGAAGAATCTTGAGCCGACATTAAAGCAAATTGGTCCAAAGAATGTTGAGTTATTTGACCAGTATCTTGCCGCAAGACAAGCAATTGACGTATCAAAACGGGGTATTAAAACAGGAATTGATTCCGCTAAAGCCCAGAGATTTCTTAATGAACTTTCCCCCCAATTTGAACAACAGGCGCAGCAAGTAACAAAACACACACAAGATGTCCTACGTTATATGAAAGATGGACAAGTAATTTCAAACGATCTTTACAATACGTTGATTAAAAGATATCCAAATTATGTACCATTAAATCGTGTTTTTGAGGCTATCGAACAAGAAGGATTGCGTGGTTTTGGTAAAAAGGCGGTTGGATCACTTTCAAGTCAAAACGTAATTAAAAGCTTAAAAGGATCAGAAAGACAAATTGAATCACCTTTAGGATCAATTCTTCAAAAGACTACTGAGGCAGCACGTGAGGTTGAGGTTAATGGCGTGGCAAGATCAATTGCCAATCTTAGTAAATTACCGGGGTTTGAGGATGTAATTAGATCAACACCTAAATCAAGTAATACGACTATATCTGCTTTTATTAATGGTAAGAAACAATTCTTTGAAGTTCCCCGTGAGTTTGCAGTAGCTGCCAAGAATTTGGATCAACAAAGTTTGGATATTCTAACTAAAACATTAGCAGTACCGACAAGAACAGCACGATTTGGTTTTACAGGCGGTAATCTACCATTTATCATTACTAACTTCCCTCGTGATCAGATTACCACGATTTTAACCAGTAAGAATGTTAAACAAACATCAATTTTAAATCCTTTTAATTGGACACGGGCTTTATTTGATACCATAAAACATAAGGATTCTTACGATGATTTTATTTCGGCAGGTGGCGGATGGTCAACCTTTTATCAGGTTGGGCGCAATCAGGCACAAGGAACACTTAAACAATTAGCTAGTCCGTCTAACCAAAAAATTACCAATGTTATCAAACACCCGTCACAATGGTTAGCGGCAACAGAAGACTTGGTATCGGTTGCCGAAGAGGCTACCCGTGTCCAGCAATTTAGGGGAACGAGGCTAGCTTTAGGCGGACAACCGAATGTTAGGGTCGATCCTTTTGCCGCACCAACTAGAGAATTATTGTTAGCTGCTAAAGCAGGTAGGGAAAATTCGGTGGATTTTGCTAAGGGTGGTGCATATAAAAATGTTCTTAATTCAGCCTTCATTTACCTTAATGCCGGAATACAAGGCACAAGGACAATGGCACGGGCCATTAAAACTGATCCAAAAGGAACTGCCTTGAAGTTAATTACAACTCTTTATACACCGGTTGCTCTTGCTACCTTGTGGAACACAGCGACAGAACAAAGACGACAGGCATATGCTGACATTAATGACTGGGAACGTAACACGAATCTTATCATTTTACCCCCAAATCCAACAAAAGACGAAAAAGGAAATTACATTAATGCACTTAAAATACCACTTCCACAGGGCTTTAGGGGACTTGTAATACCCGTTAGGTCAGCAATTGAGCATTTGGTTAAGGCTAATCCTGAATCTATTGCTCAAACACTTTGGGATACGATAGGGGAAATTTCACCCGTTGATGTTTCTACGCCAGGTTCGACGATCTCAAGGCTAACTCCGACCGCACTAACGCCAATTCTTGAGGCTTTTACAAACAAAAAACTATTTACAGGATCACCAATTGTTCCTAGGTCGAAGGAGAATTTACCGCCAGGGATGCAATCCCGTTACGATACCTCAGCTTTTATAAAGAAAATTGGAGAGACCTTAAAATACTCACCTGCTAAATTACAGAATTTTGTTTCGTCTTACTCAGGAGGGGTTGGATTACAGGTTTTGAATGCAATTGATAAAGGAATGGCTGCGGCAGGAATAATTAAACCTGAGGAAATTGGTGGGCGGGGAATAATTGAGGATATTAAACGCCGTTTAGGACGGGTATCGGCAGGAAAGTTAGACGAACAGCTTTATCAAAAGACAAAACAATACCGCGAAAAATCCGCAGTACGGACCGATCAGGAAAAAACAGCGGCAGAAAGTATTTACGGTGAACTCAAACAATTACCGTCCGACCAGTGGCAACCAAAACTTTCACAACTTAAAAAAGACCGTGTATTAAACGAGAATATTTTTAATCGGGTAAAGGATATGCAAGAGGCGGACGAAGTTGGATTAAATGCGGGAGAAAGATCAGTTAAGTTTTTACCAATTAAAGAACGCGCGCTTTACATTCGTGATCGGCTTGGTGAGATGGATGCGTCAGAACATAGACAATATTTAGCAGATCTTAAAAAGAAGAAAATACTAACAGAGAAAACTTATGACGAACTTATAGACTTGGGTTATTCATTATCAGAATGACTTTGTTCAAATTTACGACCCGCTTCATAAGCAACAATAATTGTAATAATCCAATATATTCCTACAATCGCCCACAGCCAACTCATTTACCTATAGTTTACAATCTGTTGTCAACTTCCCTTGCTTTTTAGTAAGAAAAATATAATCTTAAATTAAAATAATGACAAAAACAAACGGAGAATACGGCGAATTCCGAGGCACGACTAGACAAGCTATTCTTGATATCAAAGAAGATATTAAAGGATTTGATAAGCGGATTGAAAACCTTGAGAAACGGTTTCTAATAATGATCATACTTTTAGTGGTTGCGGTGATTGAGAGATTACCTAATTTAATTTCTTATGTAGTACAGGCAACAAGATGAAAGAGATTGTTTTAACTAAGCATGAGCAGATGGAACAAGTCCGTACGGAAGGTTTAACTATTATTAATCGCTTTTTAGAACAGATAGAACCTTTTAAGGTAGAACATATTTCTAACTGCCGGACAATGATAGCCGAAGTACAGCCTGATAAAACAATTAAGAAATATACAGAAATGATTATAAAACTACGAAGGAATCTTTAAGTGCAGGAAAGATTTGACGTATTGGTAATTCTTGAAAATGATTCCTGGTATAGAGGTTCAATAGGTAAAAGAACCTTAGAAACCATTTATAAGGCCCAGCAACGGGGTAGTAATTGGGAAGGAGAAGTTTATTTACAGGGACACAGATTTAAAGAAGGGGAAAAATTAAGAATGAAGAACATATTAATAGAACAAAAATACGGAGTTTATAGTGAAGATTGATTTTATTATTAAAAAGGTTTATTACTAAATCAGGGATGAAATATGAAAGACCAGACCCCCATTCTTTTAGTTATTCAGATAGCTTTACTTGCGGGTATTGTCGTAGTTCTATATTTACTTTTAAAGGAAATAACCAGTAGGTTTGTAATCTTTTAAATGGCTAATACTACCCTTACAGACATAGGACAATCTTTAAGCAACCGCTTTGTTGATGATAGAAAAAGGGTATGGGGTGATTCTTTTAATTGGAGTTTTAACCGTACCCTTTCACAAGTTAAATATCTTGTTATCCACCACTCTGTAACTTCACCTTATATTTTTAACCCAACCGGTACCGTTAAAAGAGAGAAAACATGGCAGGAACAGGTTGATGAGATAGCTTCTATCCATAAGGCTAAGGGCTGGGGTGGAATTGGATATCACTTTGTTATTACTTCACATGGGATTGTTGCTTATGTCGGGGATATTGGAACAGGAAGGGCTAATGTTGCCAACCACAATGAAAAGGTTATCGGGATTAACTTGGTTGGGGATTTTACCAAACATTTACCTACTGACATTCAAATAAATTCCGCACATGATCTTTGTACTTACTTTCTTTTTAACTTTCCATTACTTACTAATATAAACCGTTGGGAAGACGTAATAGGACATAAAGATTGTGCTCAGGTACTAGGTAATACTACAGTAACAGCCTGCCCAGGTTCTTCATGGCCGGTTGACATGAAGTCAAGAATTAAGGATAATGTTATTTACTTTGGGCCAGCCCCCACCAGTCCAAATACCCCCTCAAGTACCCCTGAAACGGAACCAGTTGTTTTTCCTGAAAGTCTTACAGATATTAGTAGTGACCCTATTATTGAGTCTTCTGTTATTGATCCTGAAACAAGCCCTACAGACGTACCAGTGGGAGATAGTGTTGATTCCAGTAGTCCTAGCCCTTCTGGCGGCGTTAGTAGCCCCACAGAGGACAAAAAAGTGGTGGAGAGACCTGACCCGATTGCATCTTTTTTCCGTAATATAATTAATTGGTTTAAAAAGCTTTGGGGGAGGTGAGATTTATTTGGATACTATTACCGCAGCCGCAGTAATTTACGCAATTGTCGGTGCAGTTAAAAAACAATTTCCACAGGTAGCAGGTATTGTCGCTTTTGGGGTGAGTTTAGTTCTTGGTGCAGGGCTTGGATACTTTAAGTTATTTGGAGTAGACGGGGTTGAACAAGGCATTATTGCATCACTTTCAGGAACGGCAGTAAATACTTTAGTAAATAAAGTAGGAAAATAAGCTTCCTTACCCTATGAGGAAGTAGTGAAACAGGATTCGGTGGAAGAATTGTTGAACAGGAAGCGAAGTGCTTACTAACTATACCTCGAGTCCTGTATTTAGTGCAAATATAGTAAAATATCTTTGAAAGGAGGATAAGTGTTATGGAACCGGACGAAAAGACCGACGAAACCGAAGGAACTCCTGTTGAAACTCCCGCAGAAGGAGAAACAGCAGCAGCGTAACCTTTCAAGTTTAAGCACTAAGCAATTTAAACAATATAAGTCTTAGTGCTTTTTTGTGGTAAGATTAAATTGGAGATTCGGAAATGCGCAATACGCATTTGAGTCAAGCCTTTCGGTCAACTTTGGGCAGAAGTTCCGAAGGGCTTTTTTTGTTTAAATATGTATCTTGACAGAGGATCAAATTTGATGTCATATTAAGAGTATGCCATACAATTGGGATGCACCAATAGAGATCCGTGATGCTAGAAATGGTGATTGGTTTTGGGTTGAAAGATATGTATGGAGAGATAAAAGATTAACAGCTTCAGATAAGGTTCTTTATGGTACATTAGCTTACTTTGCAAATGGTAAAGATCAACAGGCATTTCCTTCACTAACTACCTTGTCAGAAGAAAGTCAACTGTCTCGAATGCAAGTAACAAGATCAATTAAGAAACTAAAAGAGACAGGATACATTAACCTTAAAAGATCTTCAGGAAAAGTTAATAAATATCAACTATTAAAAAATAAGCCCAAAAGTACAGACCAGTCACAAATTGTTACTACTCAAGCAACTAGTAACAATTATGCTAAGACTAGTAACAATTATGTACCACCACTAGTAACAAATACGGCCACGAATAATAATTACTTAACAAGAATTAATAATAATAAAGAAAATTCTTTAAAAAGAATTAGGGAACTAAAACATAAAGCCTATGAACTTACAGGTAAACAATTCTGATAATGTTTTAGAAGAAATTAAAGATTTAATAGTAGAGGGCGAAACAGCAGCACGAGGTTTGTTAATTAGCACTTACTTGCGGGTTGGTACTATGATTCTTGAAAATAACTTAGACGTGCAACTGGTTGCACAGTATTTGGAGCGTTCAAAAAGAAGCATTCAATATATGGTTGCTTTTGCTAGAAAGCCCGAAATAGCCGATAAGCTTGGGAAACATGAAGGCTGGAAAGACGTTATTCAAAAGTATTTAACTACCCCAAAAGAAGAAATCCATCAACATAATTTTAAATTAAGATGTAGTTGTGGGGCTATAAATGAAAACAAGATCGGCTAAAGCCAAAGGTACAAGACTTGAAAAGGAAGTAGCCAAAATTCTAGTAGATAGCGGTTTGGATCAATATGCTATGCGTATGCCGCTTAGCGGGGCTATTAAGGGCTTAAAACAAGACATTTTAACTAAGTTGCCGTTAGCTATCGAATGCAAGAACCAAGAAAATACGTCCTTTCAAGAATGGTATAGACAAGCGGAAAACGATAACAACATAGGATCAAATAAAATTCCGGTAGTAGTATGGTCAAAGAATAACTTAAATAGAAACTTTGCCTTTTTAGACTTTCAAGACTTGGTTAATATTCTTTACTATGCCTTAAAGGGTGGTTTTAACAAAAACTAACTTGAGGCTTGACAACCATAATAGTATGGTTATATACTACCTATTATGAACGGTCACAGCGATTATTACTTCAATTTACTAGACAAGGTTCAGGAAGAAAAAGAAATGGACAACATTTCCAACAACCGTTTCTACAAAGCCCAATTACTTTTAGTCCTTACATATTTAAACGAAAAGAAATACAAAGACGCTAAAACTTACTTAAAGGAACTTTTAAATGTCCCTTAAAGAAGCAAAACAATATATTGGATTTGGTATTAAAGAAGGGGTATGGGAAGCCGAACAATTTGAAGGCTGGACTGACGAACAATTAATTAAGTTCGCACAAGACGAAGGAGACCGTGGAGATTATTACGCAAACACGAAAGAAGAAACATGAACGAAGAAATTAAAAGACTTGACCAAGCTTTAAACATAATACTTAGGAAAGATACTTTCCAAAACTTAACTAACGAATTAGTAGAAAATTATACTAGAGACGAATTACATATTATGAAAAGACTTTTAAATCAAAGACTGGCGGGAGTTAAAAATATACCGGTAGTTAAAAACCGGCCCGTAATTAGTCACTTGTCGGCAATTGTTAATTTAGCGGAAAGCATTAGGAGATTTAAGTGATTTGTCCAATACATAAAGTTGAATTTATACTAAGACCTGCCGGGTTTTCTAAAAAGGACGGTAGACCTTATAAGGCCTTTTGGGCTTGCCCGACATACGGATGTCGCGAGAAACCCATTGGTGAGGCCAAAGGAGAAGTTTTAAACGAAATGCAGGCAGATCAGGTTGAGATAAACAACGATAAATATAAGGGTGAACAAGTTGAAAGATCTTATCGGATTGAAAGACAACATTCACAGGAAATGGCAATCAGGTTTATGGAACTGAAGTATAAATTTGAACCGCCTAATCCTGAATCCAAATTAGACTTAAGCGAAAAGATTAAATTTATGACTAACTGGTTTATGAAGGATTTGAATAGAGAATGATAAGACTAACCGATAGACAAAAAGAAATCTATGACTTCATTAAAAGTTATATACAAAAATACCCTCAAGTATTCTCACCAACCCAGAGAGAAATTGCAGAAGCCATTGGTATCTCACAAGGTGCTATTTGGGGACACTTGGATTTAATTGAAAAAAAAGGCTACATACGAAGAGACCATAATTACGCAAGGGGGATAACGTGCCTAATTTAACTAAACACCTAAAAAATACTAACTTTGGTTTTAATCCTCTAGCAAAAGAATTAAATCTTTTTAAGGTTCATAATGCCGGAACGAAACACGAAGGCCCAATGGGGGCAATATGTTTAACAAAAACTGAAATATTTAGTCTTATGCGTTTTCTGATAAGAATTGCACAATACGAAGGAAGGAAACACCGTAAATGAAAAAAGTAGAAATAGAAATACAAGAAGCAAGACGTGGCGAAGATACCGTTTATGAAGTTTATAAGTTAGTTGACGGAGAAATGAAGTTAATGGGTTACGCCCCGACACTTGACGACGCACAAACAATGGCGGGTTTTTATTCAACATATGAAGAAAAGCTAAGGGAAAGTTGAATGACGAAATTAGGTTCTTACCCAATCCAAGACTATAAGCGATTATACAAGGCGATTAAAGATGCCCCTAATCAATTCAAACCCCCAAGGTTTCCAGTTTATTTGATCCTGCTCATAACATATCTCTTGCTTACATCTTATATCCTGCACAATTGCGGCAACTTTGGTGATCCTCTTGGAGCTGTCATCACTTTACTTAAATGAAAACTTATCTTGCAGAATTAAAGAAAATAATTAGAAAAGAATTCGGGAAAAAGTGCAAAGATTTTCAATACAATTGTTATATTTGTAATGCTTATTTTGCACACGAACTTCTAAAAAGAAGTTATAAAGAGATCAAATGAAAATTATTTTATTGTTGTTTTTATGTTTTATATCTTTTCAGGCAGGCAGAAAGCTGGGAGATATATTTTGGGATAAAATTATAGATAAAAAATGAGAAAATTACTGGATATTATTTTTACAATTGTTTTTATCGGCTTAGGTTTAATGGGCATCTACCTACTTTATCAGGCTAGTCAAATAAAATCTAAACCACAAACAATGTCATATCAGGAAATTGTTAAATTTTGCCAGTCTACCTACGCAACATCAACAAAAGACGATTTCGGATACAAAAGTTGTTTACAAGAAATGCGTGATGCCGGTGGATCAAGCCCTATTTTAAAAATATGAAAAAGATAATTATTATTTTATTTTTAGCTTTAATATTAGCCGGATGTTCGTCCAACAATAATTATGAGTTTAAAAGAGCAGAAGAACAAGGAGTTACAGGCTTTAAAGTTATCACGTCCGACGGAGAATTAATTGGTAATACTTATAAGGTGAAAGGTGGTTGTATTTACGTTTATCATACTTATCCTGATTCACTAAACAAATCAAGAGATTTAAAGGGTAGTTATTGCGGTAATTTTAAGATAGAAAATATATGAAACTATTTATTCAAGAACTACTTACAGGACTACTACTTTTAATATGTATAGCTTTATTTGTCTTTAGTATTAGCGGCTTTGTTAATCTAGTTTTTACTTTAATTGAATATTTAATATGAAAGACGCAGGTGGAAGTACACCTATTTTAAAAATATGACAAAGCTTAAAAAGGAAATAGAAAAGATATTAGATATATTTGACCCTGAAGATTATGACATTCGAGATGAATATGTTGAGAAGCTTTCAGCCTTAATAGACAACCACACAAAAAAGGTAAGAAAAGAAAAAGATTTAGGACTTTTAAGGTTTCTTGGAACAACATTAAAAATGGGCGATGAAAGAAGATATGTCTCAAACAGAAATGAACAATTTACTAAAGGATTTAGAGCGGGGTATAACTTACAAAGGAAAAGAGTTAAAGAACATATTAATGACACTTTTATAGCTAAACTAAACCAAAATTATGATTAAGACATCGGAGAAATGTAAACATGAAGATTTAGTTAAATGTATAAACTCGGAACGCTTTATTTGTTCCAAGTGTTTGAATACCAATATTTCTACCCCTACCCTTACAGAATCTTCTACTTTAAGGGAAGAAATAGAAGAAATAGTAAATCCTTTTATTAAAGAATGGATACCTAATTATTATGCTCATTTAATTGATAGTGATGAAAATGATGGGCAACGATTACGAAACCAACTTGAAACCCTTTTTAAAAAAGAATTAGAAGAAGCATATGAAAGGGGTTGGGAAGATAGAACTTTCTGGCCTACAGTAAGAGGAAGTAAAAAGCTAAAAGGCAGATAGATGACAAATTGGGAAGAAGAGTTTGGTAAGAAGTTTCACCAAGTTTATGCAGTAGCAACTTACAATAAAATGATGAGTTATACGACCATAACTGAGGATATTGTAGCCTTTATAAAACAAGTAGAGGAAGAAGCATATTCAAGAGGCTACCATGATTTTAAAAGATTTATGAAAGAGAAGGCAGATAAATGAAAGACTATAAACTGAAATGTGATTGTGCTGCCAAAGAAACGCTTTATGTTGGTGATTTCGATGATGGTCAAGTTTTTCTAGCAATAGGCGAAGGACGTAAAAAACATTATTTACCCGAAGTAATAATTGATCCCTACAAACTTATAGATATTTTAGACAAAATTATTAAAAGTCAGGAGGTGAATAAATGAATAAAATAATTTCTATAGTATTAGGACTTTTCCTTTTAGTAGGTGGATTGGCTTTTGCAACACAAGCCAACGCAACTTTTAATCCGCAGATTACAATTTGCCATACTATAAGCAATCCCGACTTGACGTTATCGGTTAATTTATCGGCAGTTCTGGCACATTTGGCACATGGAGACTATTTGGGGCCATGCAACACACCCAGCCCAAGTCCTTCACCAACTCCGACACCAACTCCTTCCCCTTCACCCATTCCCTGTGAACAGACTGAAGAAGGTTGTCCGACTCCGACACCTGAACCAAGCAATCCGCCAGAAGTAACAAGCGGTAGCTACAACGAATCTACTTGTAATGGGATTTTAACGAAACCAGCAGCATTTAGGCACGTTGATAGGATTGATGAGGATTCAGTTCGTGTTCAATGGGCTAACGGAAACGATGTAACAAACAACACTATTCTTTACGGATATGTGGGAGGTGGGTTTGATTTCAGCATTGTTGACATTGGTAACGTAGAAGAATGGACAATAAACGATTTAGCACCAAACAAGTCGATTAATGTCAAGATTCTTTCTTGGCGTGATAATTGTCTAGTTGAAAGTGTGATTATAGATCCGTAACGAGGTGTAATTAACTTTGCGGATAGTTCAGGTTACTAGAAGACTTGGACTATCCCGTTAAGTTAGTTAAATGAAAAAGACTATTCTAGATTTATGTGGAGGTACGGGTGCTTGGTCAGCACCCTACAAAGAAAATGGCTATGAAGTTATCAATGTTACCTTGCCGGATTATGATATTAGAAATTATATAAGACGAGGAGATCGGTTGCGGTTTTTATCCGGAGAGTACAGAGTAGGATTTGAACCGAAGTTTTCCAGAGGTGATATAGAAATATCAATAAAAGATATTTACGGTATTTTAGCTGCTCCACCTTGCACTATGTTTAGCTTAGCAAGAACAAGGGCAAAGAAACCACGAGACTTTGGTGAGGGTATGGAGTTAGTTAAGAAATGTTTACAGATTATTTGGCAGGTTAGAGAGCAAACAAAATTGGCCTTTTGGGCTTTAGAAAATCCAATGGGCTATCTTAGGCAATTTTTAGGCAAACCACCATTTAACTTTCATCCGTCCGATTTTGGTGAACGATATACTAAAAACACCGATCTTTGGGGGTATTTTAATGAACCGATTAAAAAACCCATTGATCTTAACCAAGAAGAATTAAAACTTATGTCAACAAACTCACGTAAGTTACCAAGCATTAGTGATATTACCGGAAGTAAACAGTCAGCAAGAAGGGCAATAACACCAAGGGGATTTGCACTTGCTTTTTATAAAGCTAATCAATGACCTATTAACTTAAATGAAATTAGTTCTAGTAATTTGGGAAGATGCTTTTCACCCTGCTAGTTGTTACTGGCACGGTAAAGAAGAATCACAGGACTTTATTAAAGATTCAGAATACATCTGTGAATCTGTCGGATGGATATTACACGAAGATAAAAGAATGCTGACTCTAGTTTCTTCTAAAAGTTCCAAAAGTGGTTCTTTTATGCATCACCAAAGAATACCAAAGGGAACTATCTTAAAAGTTAAAAAATTAAAATGACCCATTAAGTTAAGTATGAAGTGATATAATCATTTAAAGTGATTACTTGTATTGCTTTAACCTCAAAAACAAAGATACCAAACCAAAATGGGAATTTACTAGGGAAGAGACGGCTTTTTGAATGTGAACAAATAATGATTGAGGTTGAAAAGGGCTTATGGGTTTGTCCGCTAGGACATAAAAGATATTCTCAAGAAAATATTAAAGGTTCGTTAAACGTAGGCGTTTTGACTGGATGATCGGCAGTTCCTGAAATATATACACTTTTACCGACTCCGAACCCTTCATTTGTACAATAATCCTCTTTAGTTATTGCGAGATCACCTCTATGGTTTGACAAACTAGTGTGGAATCCATCGTCTGCTAGGCTACCATCTTCTAGCATCGCCCCGTGCTCATCATGAAAGACATCTAAGTCTGAAGTTCTGAATGCGTAGATAGAGGAAACGAAGTCTTTGACGACAATGCAGTTATTACGATCGCCCAAATGACAGACTTCCGGTTTGAATCTCTCGTCGTTTGGGTCGTAGTGGTTGTAGTCAAAAGGAGAAACTGCTGCTACCTCAGTGTTATTTTCAAGAATACTAATTATAGTAGAGAGCCAATGTGGTTTGAATATCAAATCTGTGTCTATTTTTACAATGTATTCTCCTTCTACTAGCCCCAGACAATTTTGGAATGATTTACCTACCCCGCGATTTTTACCATAATTGAATATCTCTTTAGAGATTTGTCCTGGGAATGGAGTACGCCAATCGTTCAAACTATCTAGCCCATCGTAATTAACGATTAACTCGTATGGGTAATCAGCGGTCTTTTTAAGAGATTTAAGACAACGCTCTAAAAGTTCGGGGCGTTTATATGCGAGAACACAAAGTGATGCAAATTTCATTTAATAGCTTTTCTACCCAAGTAGGTAAACGCTGGTTGCCCTATCTTGCCGTTAAACATTTGAAAAGAATATGTAACTTCAGGATATTCCAGTCCCCAGACAGTTTCATATTTATCATCAACAAATTCATGTAACCATATAGGATTGATATTAATTGCATGCGCTGGATGTGGATTGGTGATTGCATTGTTAATAGCCGAATGTATGGCAAGCCATCCTGAATATGGCCTTAGAACCCGCGTAGCTTCACCTAAGACCTTTGTCGGGTCTTCGCAATGATCTAAAGCATTAGTAATTATTACAAGGTCAATCGAGTTATCTTCAAACGGCATGTCTTCCCCAATACCTTGTAAATGATTCGTACATGGGAACATAGTTTTAAATTCGTCTGTTAATGGTTCAAGTACGATTCTTTTTTTAGCAGGAATATAGTGGCAAAGACCGATTGGGCCACCGCCAACATCAACGACGGTCATATCCATAGTATGGATAATATTTAAGCCCATTTGTTTTGCCATTAATGGATAACGGGCAGTTTCACGATTAATTTTAATTTGAAATTCTTTGGGGTCTTCAAGTAGCCAAGTTTTTGCTTCCTGAATTTGAAGTTCTTTCCAGTCTTTAGTCATATTAATACTATATAGTACCCCAATTATTATTGTCCATATTAGCTATATACTTTCCGACTTTTATATTAGCTTCTGAAATCTTACCATTTCGTTCCGCAGCATCATAAATATTAAAGTCATAATTCTTTGGATGCCAAAGATGAATAATCGGAGTGTTTATATATGCAAGAGATTTTCCGTATGCTTCAAGACGGTGAAACATATCCCAGTCTTCCCATCCGTGTCCTGTTAATTGTTCGTCAAATCCCCGTACATT